TCCTTTTCCAAAGTTTGAATCACAATGCATAATATCTGTCGGTGGTGTAGTCCAGGAACCTGATACTACAGGTACAACTGGATTTAAATTTACAGGTACAAATATAGTTTTTAGTTCTGCTCCAGCTGCTGGAGAATCATTTTTTGGAGTGATACTTGCAGGTGCAGATTATTTAAATGCTGGTGGAACATTCCCAGACGGAACTGTTGCAGTTCCTTCCATAACATTTAGCTCAGATACTGATACAGGAATATTTAAAAGTGGTAATGGATTGGTTTCTATTACTTCTAACGGAACCAAAGTTGCTACCTTCCCAACGGGCCAGGGGTCGAATGGACAGGTGCTTGCCACAGATGGTGGAGGAACGCTTTCATTCGTTGATCAGTCAGGGGGTGGAGCTGTCGGAGGAGGTTCTGACAAGCTGTTTATGGAGAATGGAACAACTATGACAACTAACTACACAATAGGTACTGAATTTGGAGCTACAGCAAATGCTCTAAGTGCAGGACCAATTACAATTAATGCAGGTGTCACGCTGACTATACCTAGCGGTTCAGTATATACGGTGGTTTAAATTATGCCTATTACATTTAATGGATCAGGAACAGTAACAGGAATATCGGCAGGAGGATTACCTGACGGCTGTATAACTGCTGCTGAATTAGCCAGTGGAGTTGGTGGTAAAATTCTTTCAGTTCAACAAGGTGTAACAACAGCCACTAGCTCATATTCGACAGGTTCTAGTACATTATCAGACTCATATTTTGATATTTCTGGACTTTCCGTAACTTTGACTCCGTCAAGTGGTACAAAATGTTATGTGAGTTATACAGTTAATGTTGGTGGACAATCTGGATATGGTCAAGGATTAGCACTTTTTAGAGATTCTACACAAATTTACTTAGCTGATGCGTCAGGCAGTATTTTTAGAGGATCAAATTATGATTACTCGGCTAATAACGACAAAATAGATACTATGGCTGGACAATTTTTAGATACTCATGGGGCTGATGGTAGCACAGCAGTAACTTACAAAATACAGATTTATGTTGCACAACCAGGGTACACTTCTAGGGTAAATCGAGCACAAAGTACTGGTGATAATCGTACATATGGTCGGTGTGCTTCCCAAATAACAGTTATGGAGGTAGCAGCGTAATGTTAGACCATGAAGCTATTTTTAAAGCATATCCTGATGCTTGTGTAATTGATGATGAAGTGGGGGTTAAAAAAATTGATGGAACATTAATAACTCTTGAGCAAAGCAAGATAGACGCTGCACGAACCACACTTGATGCTGAAGCTGCTGCTGTTAAGTACAAAACCGATAGAACAACTGATGGTTCTACTGTTTATGCTTCTTTTGGAGATCAACTTGATATGTTGTATAAGGATATTGTTGCGGGTAAACTAGATACAACTGGAACGTGGGCTACCCACATCAAAGCGGTTAAAGACGCTAATCCAAAACCATGAGTTCTATAAAATTAACAGCTGATTCTGGAGGAGGTACTTTTGAACTAAAGGCTCCATCTTCTAGTGGAAATACAAGAGTTTTTACATTACCTGATTCAGCAGATGCAACCTTGCTTACAGCTACCGCAGTACTTGGTAAAGTAGGTCAGATAGTTACACAGATATATGAACCTGGAGGAAGTTCGGTTTCAACAAGCAGTACAAGTTTTGTGGATACAAGTATGACGCTACAAATCACACCAAGCAATACAAACTCTAAAATATTTATATTTGGAATAGCAAATGGTCATAGAAGTACCAGCACTGGTGCTAACGCTATAATAAATATTAAAAGAGCAGTTTCTGGTGGATCAACTGGCAATTTAGCAGGACCTACTTATGGAGTTGCACATACATATGAAACTAATGCAACTACAACTCCTATATTCTTTGTAGATGGAACAACTGGAACTGCACAACGAACATATACAGTGGTACATAGAACTGACGTTGGTTCGGCAGAGAGTCACATTTTTAGAGCAAATACGTCCAATATGTTTATGTTAATGGAGATTTTACCATGATGAAAAATTATATTTGGCCTGATGCTGTAAAAGCCATTAACCCAGACGCAGAGTTCTCTGGTAATTTAGATGATATAACATGGTTAAATGGTACTTCTCCTATTTCTCAAAGTGATATTGAGACAAAACTTACTGAGTTACGAACAACAGAATTAACCACTTTTGCTTCAGCTAAAGCTAAATTAAAGGCTTTGGGACTTACTGATGCTGAACTAACAGCATTATTTGGAGATTAAATTATGACAAGTAAATTAATAGTTAACAGCATAAGACACACAGGAGCATCAGCAGATGCAATTACTATGGATGCTTCTGGCAATGTCACCTTCCCTGGAAATGCTACTTGTTCAGGAACTTCATCAGGTTTTGGTGGGATAGCGATGGCAAATAGGTGGCATTTAACTGGTAACTTTAACCTATCGAGTGCAGGCACTTATTACACAATTACAGGCACTTGGCAAGAAAGCACAGCAGCAGGTTATAACTCTGGAAAGGTTGGAACATCAATGACAGAAAGTAGTGGAGTTTTTACTTTTCCATCTACAGGAATTTATTACATTGTTTATAATTGTCTTACTGGTACTTCAAACGACCAATTAAATATGTGGTCTTACATTACAGTTGGATCAGATAATACTTCTACAAATTATATGAGTGTAATGGCATCAAGTGGAGATAGTGGCACAATGAATACTGTTACACATTCTGCAATGTTAGATGTGACCAATACTTCTACACAAAAAGTATTTGTCCGTGGTTATGCTGCTAGTACTGGCTGTTATGTAAGTGGTAATTCAGATGGAAATAGAACTAATCTTAATTTTATTCGTTTAGGAGATACATAAAATGGATGTAAATTTTTTACTTAGACTTGAAAGAAATAGAAGATTAGCAAAGTGTGATTGGACACAAGGAAATGATTCCCCATTATCGGCAGATAAAAAAACAGAATGGGCAACGTACCGACAAGCATTAAGAGACTTGCCAGCAAGTTCAACACCTAAACTTGGTGATATGGGTGAATTATTATTATCCTCAGTATCGTGGCCTTCAGAACCTAGCTAATTATTTAGACTGGTTAGCTTATAAAAATAACAGTAGAATAAGTATATATAATATGAAAAATGTACAGCCAGAGACCATCTAGATCGAGAAAAATACTTGTAGGTTCTTTAGGAATATTATTTGGTCTGTCTCACCTTGCTTTGATACAGTCAACAGTTAATAAAAAAAGTAATTTACCTTTAATAAATTTACCTGTAGGACCTTATACAAGTTACATAGCAAGTGTCACAGAGAAAGGATATACCATCAGATATAAATCTCATTCACCAAAGATAATTGAAACTGAGAAACATGTTGATAAACCAGCAGGTTTTCTTGGTCTAGGTAAGTCAGAACTAAAGACATATGAACAGTCAGTAGCAGGAGGAGGCTCTGAAAGCGTCTCAGAGAGCTCTGAACTACAAGCTAAACAGATTGCATGTATCAAGGCAGAAGGCTCTGGAGAGGCTACAGGAAGGCTTGCAGCAGCCAGTATTACTGCTCCTATAACTCCAGCTCTTACAGAGATACCATATGTTGGATGGTTAGTGGCTGGATTCGTTAATATGTTTGGACAGAAACAAGGTGGAGAGATAGGTGGTCAGATGGCTAGAGACTTTGCAGATTGCTAAGTGCCTGAGATACAGAGTATTGGAATAAATTACATAGGAGTTAATTTAATTCCTCTACCTAATATAAATTTTTCAATACCTCAGAATCCTCCTGTAACTTTATCTATTGGATCTCCAATAATAGATGTTCCAGGTTGTGTTAAATATAATCCTGCAAATAAGAATTCTATAGAACTTGTAAATCAAGATGAACGAGGATCTCGTGTCATGTGTGATGGTTCTGTCCCCTGGTTTGAACCTATGGATTATCAACCAGAGAATCTGGTTTATGTACAGGAACAGTCAGTACCTCCTGTAACTCCACCTCCAGAATTAGAAACACCTCAACCTAATTTAGATATACCAGATGTTCCTAAAGAAGATGTACCCTGCCCCGGACCTACAGACCAGAGGGTAGGGGACATGCGGAATGCTGAATCCAGGGAAAAGGTTGTATCTCATACGCTCTCAGAGGATGGGCAGACCTGCATAACAAACTATGAATTGACTTCACCTGTCGAAAAATATCTACCTACAACGTCACAAATAAGTACAACAGCTGCAATCGCAGTAGTAGCGACAGCTGCAGCTGCTTCTACACCCCTATTATTAAGGTTAATAAAGCCTTTATTGAAGCAAGCTACTAAGAGAATTAAAGCTTTACTAGGTAAAAAACAGGGAGAAAAATTTAAAGGATTGAAAAGAAAGAAAAAACTTATTTCGGAATCTCGTGTTGATGATTAGGAATAACACCATGAGGATTTGCCACAACAACATCTGCACAGATTTGATGTGCAGGACTATCAGGATGAAAGTATACTCCCAATTTTCTCTGCTCGGCACAATGCTTCAATCTTGAAATCTCGAAGTCTAATCTTTTATTAGCAACCAACTGAGCATGATATTGATTCTGTATATCAGCAGCCTTCAAGCAACCCTCATTATGACGCTTATCAAGTGGTATGGATATTGTAGCTGAGATGCCCCATCCAATATTGTGATTAGTTTTCTGACCTGTTCTAGTTGGTTTGTGATAGAGAATAGATCCTGGATTGTCTAACACTCCATCGTTGTTGGCATCACTATTATCAAACACTGGGTCCATATAGACTGCCTCATATGGTTCCTTCCATGAATCACTCAGAGTTACAAACGGTGTAATGTTCAAGGTAGATCCTTGACACTGGACTCCATTGCCATAAGTGTTGGTTATATATGGTCCCTGTAATACCTGTATTGCTTGGTTTGTAACACTACCTGAGCTGTTAGCTACAGGATTAGCAGTAGCACTAACACCACCTACCTCATTGGCATAGATGGGAGCACTGAATATGTTTAATGCAACTAGTAAATATTTTACTGACTGAACGTGGAAACCGTGTCTGTGACTGAGGTTACCTCGGTGGTCCTCTGGATTATGGTCTGAGATTTTAGACCTGGTTGACTGAGTGTTGTAGTTAGTTGCCAGGGTTTGCTTGAATCTGTTACAGAGAAGTTCGGCATATTTGTAGCATCTAGGCTTGTCCAAGTAGAGTTAACTCCATTCACCGCTTGGGTCGTGCTTGTAGCAGGAGGCACCAAGCTATTACTATCTGTGCTTATATTATTACCTGTAACTGTATATTGCCAGCCCGTCTGGTATTCAATCACATTTATTGTCTCTGTTACCGTACTGGATGTCTCAGTGTGACTGGTAAGACTACCACTCTGAAAGTTGGGGACCACTGGTACGCCTTCTACAGACGCACTCAGTGAGCTTAATACGACCACAGGTATCACACTTTTCAGGATCTTTACTATCTTCATTTTCTTTAATTGCAAAAGCATGATCCCTTAACTTCATTTGATACTGATCTCACTGGTAAATTGCCCAACAGCACTAGTGCCACCACCACCTCCAACTAGTGTGATTGCTCCTGCAGTTGTAATTGTACCTGCAAGGTCACCTGCTGATCCTGATGCAGTAGAAGTTTGACTACTAAAGTTACCTACTGCTCCGACACTAGGAGCACTTGTAGAAACTGCGTCTCCTTGAGTGAAGGATTGTGTGAATGAGAAGCTGTTGCCAGCTGTCTTCTGTGTAACTTCTAGAGCTGGTATTGCACCTACTCCACTTGATATAGTTAAGCCTCCAATACCATCTGAGACTGCACTGCCACCAGTTGGTGTGTAAGTTGTATCGACACCAGATCCACTTACTGAATAGGTTGTTCCTATCCGTTCAACCTGGGTTGCTGCAGCATTCACCTGGAGTTGGACACTACTAGTTAGCTTCGAAGTAATATCTGCTCTGACTGGGGCTGCAAACAACAGAAGAAAAGGGAGTATCTTCCACATGATGTTTAAGTATAAATATTCATAAGTCTACCACCACCATAAACAGAAATTCTGTATCAAAAATTGATGCCTGTAGACTATTTTTATATACAAATTTAGATATGTCTTGTACAAAAGATCACAAAGAAGGAGTAGATCCAAAGAAGAAAGGACCACTCGGTAAACTCAAAGAAAGTCTTGATGATAAAGAAGAGCAACTAGAAATTCTAGGAACCTTTATTCGACTGGGTGTAATGGTCTGGGCCGGTTTTATAATTTCTTTGAACTACATCACTTTTCCAGGGTTAGCAAAGGATGGTGGACCCAAGGACATCACTTTCATAGCCAGCGTTTTTACGGGATGCCTAGCCACATTTTCTGTGGATGTAGGTAAGAAAAAGAAAGATGGAAAAGATAAAGAAAATCTACCATCTGCTGTACCTACTCAGACTATAAGAATCGAACAGGCACCGATAAAGATTGTTACCAGTGACAAATAGTGTTAGTAATTAGTTAATGACTTTTAATTATGGAAACTTTAATTACAGA